TCGCTTACGCTGACCACCGGGCACCGGAGGCTGGGCCGGTTAAGAGGCGGAACCGACACGGTTTGGAGGGAGGTCGGCAAGACGGCGGTCGGCGACTACATACGGATTGCCTGTGCGCCCCCGGTTCGGGAACCAGGCATGGAGGATGGGTGGTTCGGGGGCATGCTCGACGGGGAAGGGTCGGCTCGCAACGGCACGAGGCGCCTGTCAGTGCATCAGGTGGAAGGCCCGGTGCTCGACAGGGCGCGTGCCTACCTCCGTGACCTCAACGTAGAGGTGTCGGAAGTTGTTGATGCCCGGATGTCTCTCGGCAACCAACCCGTCATTCGCCTGGACGTGCAGCGCTCCTCCGACATCCTCAAAGTCCTGGCGCTAAGCAGGCCAACACGTTTTTGTCAGGAGGGCTTCTTCGACGGCCAGGGCCTCGGTGGAAAACGTAGCGGGGTCGGTGTTTGGGCCAAGGTCACTGCGATAACGCCGGTAGGAACGATTCGTGTAGTCGATCTACAGACCAGCACCAAGACTTTCATTGCCGAGGGCCTGGTCTCACACAACTCGACCTACGTCGAGGCCCGCTTCTACCACAATACGTCGATGCGCTACGGCAAGAGAGCGGCCGTGATGACGCACTTGCAGGACTCGACCGATGCGCTCTTCGAGATGGTCCGCCGCTACCACGACAACTGTCCGGCGCCACTGAAGCCGGCGACCAAGGCGGCCAGTGCCAAGGAGCTGCTCTTCTCCGTCTATGACTCGGGATACAGCGTGGCGACGGCAGGCTCGAAGGGCATCGGGCGAGGACGCACGACGCAGTACTTCCATGCTTCGGAGCTGGCTTTTTGGGCCAACGCAGCAGACCACTTCGCCGGAATGGGGCAGACGGTACCGAACGAGGCAGGCACGGAGATCATCCTGGAGAGCACGGCGAACGGGGTAGGCAACCTGTTCCACGGTCTCTGGCAGGACGCCGAACGAGGCCAGTCCGAGTACATGCCGATCTTCGTTCCCTGGTTCTGGCAGGAGGAATACGAGCTGCCCGTGCCGGAAGGGTTCGTGCTGGATGCCGAGGAGGCCGACTATGCCCAGCGCTACAACCTGAGACCTGGCCAGGCGTATTGGCGACGCATGAAGATCCGGGACGACTTCCGAGGTGACGAGTCCCTCTTCGACCAGGAGTATCCGGCGACACCCGCCCTCGCCTTCCAGCGCGTGGCGGGCAACCCCTACATCCAGGCCAACCTGGTCGAGAGGTCGCGCAAGGCGACCGGCGTCGAAGCGAAAGGCGCCAGGATCATGGGCGTCGATGTGGCCGAGTATGGCGACGACGACACGGCCATCGGCAAGCGTATCGGACGAGTTGTCTATCCGATCCAGGCCTATCACGGGAAGGGGCCGATGGAGGTCGTCGGGCTGGTCGCCCGCGAGGCGGACGTGTGGTTCCCCGACATCATCAACGTCGACTGTACGGGCATCGGTTCCGGCGTCGCCGATCGCTTGATCGAGCTGGGCTACCCGGTGCAGCGTGTGCATTTCGGGGCCAAGGCCATCCTTGACCAGGACTATCGCGACCGCCGGGCCGAGATGTACGGGGAGCTCCGGGAGTGGCTGGAGGACGTACCGAATCAGCTGCCTGACGACGACGTCCTTGCAGGCGAGCTCTCCGGGCCGCAATACACCTATGACTCGTCACGGCGCCTGGTCCTGGAGAGCAAGGAGAAGATGAAGGAGCGGGGCATCAAGTCGCCTGACCGGGCCGATGCCGTGGCGCTCACTTTCGCCGTCCATGTCCAGCCCCGGCGCGAGGACGAGGAGAAGCGAAAGAGACGCCGTTCGAGTTGGCGCACCTAGTCCGATCCCGGTGCAACGGTATAAGGCGCCATCTCTCCTGAGCGTGCCCCTATGTCCCTCATCATCCCTCGCTATTCGTCAGGCACTCCTCTCCCGAAAAAGGACGAGGGGAGCGACGAGCTGGTACTCCGGCCCAACCAGGGCCTCTCGGTCAAGCGCCTTGAGGAGTTCCTCCTCGAAATCCAGCACCAGCCGCAATGGCGCAAGCAGGCAGACAAGGAAGCCGACTACTACGACGGCAACCAGCTCACGGCCGAGGAGATCGAGGAGTACGAGGGCCGGGGCTATGCACCCATCATCACCAACCTGATCAAACCGACCATCGATGTCGTCCTTGGCATGGAAGCCAAGACGCAGGCTGACTGGATGGTCCGGGCCGAACACGGGGAGATCAACGGCGACCTGGCCGAGGTGCTCAACGCCAAGCTGCACAAGGCAGAAGTGGCAAGCCGGGCGGACCGCGCCTTCTCCGATGCCTACGCTGATGCAGTCAAGGTCGGCCTGGGCTGGATCGAATGCAGCAGGGCCAGCGACCCGATGGACAACCCGCACCGGGTCCGTCGCGTGCATCGCAGGGAGATCTCCTACGACTGGCGCAGTACCGAGCCCGACCTCTCGGACGCCCGCTACCTGGTTCGCAAGCGCTGGCTGGACGAAGACACGGCAGTGGGCGCTTTCCCGGAATACGCCGAGCTGATCCGAAACTGTCTCAATGGTTGGGCGCAGTGGGACATGGTTGCCGCCTTCGGTTCGTCGAGCACGCTCGACCTGGCTAGAGCGCTTGATGTGCAGCGGGGTTTCAGCCTCGATCAGTACGAGTGGCTCAACAGCATACGCAAGCGCATTGCCGCCTACGAGGTTTGGTACCGAACAATGGTCCGTGGTCACGTCATGCGGCTGCCCGACGGACGGGTGATCGAGTTCGACAGGAACAACGACGACCACATCGCTGCCGTCTATGCCGGGTATCTCGAACCTATCCCGGCCATCTTCAAGAAAGTCCGCCTGAGCTGGTGGCTTGGGCCGCACCGGGTCTCCGACGAGCCCTCCCCCTACAAACACAAGAACTTCCCCTACATTCCGGTGTGGGGATTCCGCGAGGACCGGACCAACACGCCCTACGGGATGATCCGCGGCATGCTCTCGCCGCAGGACGAGATCAACGCCCGACGCTCCAAGATGCTCTGGCTCCTCAACTCGCGCCGGGTCACCGCGGACCTCGACGCCGTTCTTGACCATGACGAGGCTCGTGACGAGGTGGGCCGTCCCGACGCTTACATCAAGCTCAACCCGGCTCGCCGGCCGGACAGCCGCTTCGAGGTCGAGGAGGGCGGCTCCCTGGCAGCCCAGCAGTTCCAGGTGCTTGAAGGAGCGAAGATCGAGATCCAGCAGGCCTCCGGCGTGTTCCAGTCGATGCTGGGTGACGCCCGCGGCGGGGCCAGCTCCGGCATTGCGGTCAATAGCCTGATCGAGCAGGGCGTCACGACACTCGCCGAGATCAACGACAACGCCCGCTTCGCCAAGCGCCTACTCGGTGAGCAGCTCCTGGAGATGGTGGTCGATGACCTGGCCAAGGCGGGACCGGCAGTCGTCAAGATCGGCGAAGAGGACGAGGAACGCGAGGTCGCTATCAACCAACCAGGAACCGACGAGCTGGGGCGACCGACGATCATTAACGACGTCACGAAGGCCAACGTCGCCATCGTCATCGACGACGCTCCGACCAGCCCGACCGTCCGCATGCAGCAGACGCAGGCCCTGACCGAGATGGTCAAGGCGGCGCCGCCCCAGGTACAGGGGATCATCTACGACATGGTGGTCGACGCCATGGACCTGCCCAACAAGAAGGCTATCGTTAAGCGGCTACGCAGCGCCATGGGCGTTACCGGTCCGGACGGCCAGCCGATGGACCCGCAGGTCGCGCAGATGCAACAGCAGATGCAGCAGCTCATGCAGCAAGTCCAGGCCGGCGCCCAACAGTACGAGCAACAGATCGCAGAGCTACAGAAGCAGCTCGACCTGGCCAAGCTCCAGCTGGCCAACAAGGGTGGAGAGCTGGAGATCAAGGAACGCGAGGTCGGCATCAAGGAGATCGATGCCGCCACGAAAGCGCTCGCCGCCCAGGCAGACCCGGCACAGGTGCAAGCCATGGTGAGCCAGGCCATCGCCCCGCTCGTCGAGCAGATAGCGGCGCTCCTTGCCGCTCCCGGTGCAGCCTCACAATCCGCCGCCAAGGAGAACCCCAATGGCAATCAGAACCCCCAAAGTTGAAATCCTCGGTGAGCGCACGGCTCGTGCCACCTGGACAGGCCTCTTGAACGGCGACACGGGCGCGCCCATCGACTGGGGCGCCTACGCCGACCGCTCCGTCCAGGTGACCGGTACCTTCGGTGCCGGCGGCTCGGTCCAGATGGAAGGTAGCAACGACGGCAGCAACTTCGTCGCCCTCTCCGACCTGCGAGGCAGCGCCCTGGCCGTGACCTCCGCCAAGATCGAGCAGATCGAAGACTGCTCGTACCAATTCCGACCCAACGTGACGGCAGGCGATGGCACGACCAGCCTGACGGTCACGCTCTTCGCCAGAAAGGCAGGCTGATCATGGCTGAAAAACTAGCTGCCGCGAAGGCTATCCGCGGCCTTGCCAATCTCTACCGGGACATGGAGGCCGCTGCCGGCGCCCTGGAAGCCATCGGCTCCCTGGAGCAGGCCGCCGAGGAAGCCAAGAAGACGGTCATTGGCGAGCAGAACAAGGCGGTCGAAGCACGTAAAGATCTCACCGCCGTGCTGGAACAGCTGCAGATGACCCAGGCCCAGGTCGATACGCTTCGCAACCAGGCCATTAGTGATGCCAATAGCATCGTCGAGGAAGGCAAAAACCAAGCCCGCCTTGAGATTGCCGCGGCCAAGGAAGAAGCAGCGAGCATTGTCGCGGGCGCTAACACCGAGGCCGGTGAGATCCTGGCCAAGGCCGAGGAAAAGAAGCTGACGGTCGAGTCGGCCATCGAGCTCTTGTCGGGCAACCTCAACGACATCAACAGCAACATCGAGGAAGCCCGCGAAGAGCTGCGCCAGCTGGAGGGCAAGATTGCCCAAGTGCGTGGCGAGATGGCGAAGATGCTGGGGTAGCCATGCTGCTGACATTCGAGAGCGGCACGCTGCTGATCAACAACAACAAGTACTTCTCACGCGCCGAGGCAGGGAATGGACGAGAAGACCTACCGGCTGGCTTCCACAAGGTCGTGCTGTCCCATTCCCACGCGCTCAATGAAGAGCTCCCGCAGATCAACGGGGTCGGGTGGATCGGGAGCGATGAGCGCTGCGATCTTGTGCTTGGCCGTGTCCGTGGCCGGGATCGTCTCCTGCCTTGTGCTGACACAGTCCGACTTCTTCTCCGAGACATATCGCGTGCTGTCGGTCGTGGAGAATCCATCACGCTGGAGGTTGTAGAACATGGTTAAGCTCCTTCCTGACTGGAAAGATGTCCTCAAGCGTGCTTGGAGCGTCAAGTTCATGGTTCTCACCGCGAGCGTGGCCTGGTG